GTCTGTGTCTGTGTCTGTGTCTGTGTCTGTGTCTGTGTCTGTGTCTGGGGCTGTGTCTGGGGCTGTGTCTGGGGCTTCGTCAGTCATAAGGAATCGCTGTGCAACATCAGGCTCAAATCTTGGTCCACCGTTGTCAAGCAGCTTTGCCTGGTCTGCGGCTGCTTGTCGTGCGGCAAAATATGTTTGAAAAGATGGTCCCGGCGGGGGATCACCATACAACCCATGCCAAGTCTGGGTAGGAATGTTTTCAAGATCACCGACACCTGTTTCAAACTGTGTGTTAAACCAATCAGACAAGGACGAAGACAGAGCCTGTAGATCTTGGTTTAAGTCTTCGACCTCATAACCGTCCTGATATCTTCGTACACCGATCTCTCCGCCGTCTTTTGCGAAGAGGGATGCGGCGGCCAGTGCAGCACCAGCTATCTGTCCTCCCACGGATGGGGGTTGCCCAAACGTGGTTTGTAGGGATGATCCGGGGACCGAAGCTCCGGTAAGAAGGCTCTGTAAGCCAGATGCCTGTGCCATAGGGTACTGGCGCTGTGTTAAGAAGTCCTGATATGCGGTATCAAGGGCACCCTGACGTTCAGAACGTTCCCGCTCACCGGCAAGTTCGGATTCTTTCAGACCTGATGTGAGCACTCCCTGAAGTCCTGTTCCTAAAGCAGCCATCTGTGGAGCAGCCTGTGATGCCGCTGCACGGTCACCCATTAGCTGGGCAATGGCGTTCTCGAAGGCTTGCTGTGATCCCGTTGCCTGAATGTCCCCCAGATTCTGCTGGATATTTCTTTCAGATTCCATTTGTTCAAGGGCCGCACGAGAACCACCAAAGGCACCGGAAAGAGTGGCCTGAGAGTTAAGCCGGTTACGTTGGATGTCACCCTGTTTACGGGCTTCTCTCAGGGCAATGTCAGTAACACCCTGCTGATAGGGGGACATGTATGGGCGCATGTCGGTCCCGGCTAACTGAGTTGCACCTAGTCTTGACTGATTCATTGCCTCGGCAAAAGACGGGGCAGCAATTCCTGAAATGTCGCTGATGCCCTGACGTGCGTTCCTTTGATTTTTACCAGAAAGAGCCTGCCGTGGTCCCTGATATGCCTGATACGGCTCGAACGAAGTCTCAGTAGCTCTGAGAAGGTTAGCCTGATTAAGACGGTTGTACCACTGCGGAAAATTAGTCTGGGACTTGATTTGTCCTTGTTCTTCAATATCTCCCGGTTTAAAAAGACTGTCAAGAAATCCCATTATGTCTTCCTTTTTAAGTGTTCAACTAATTGATAAATCATATCCTGACCAACTTTGTTTGCATCGCTTTCTTGGGCACCATTCATCATACCAAGGTTTGTGATGGCGTCACGGGGAATGACGTATTCTTTGTTTGAGACACGAGCCGGGACAGAATTAAAAGGGTTCTGTAGATTGTCCATCTTACCCGAGATTCCACCGCCTGCTGCATAGACACGGGTTTTGATAGCATCATCACGAGGACCACCGGGACCACTGATCATACCATTGTAGTTCTGGTTATCCATTAGCTTTTGGGATAGGGCTGCAAGGCCACCCTCGTTGCCCTTGACTGCATGGGCAGGGACAACGTGATCACCCTCGACCATGGGGAGTGCCCTGTTGCGGGAAGAGACGGGGCCGCCATGGGCGAAACGGGAACCGGTGTAAAGAAGATCAGCTTCTTGGCGTCTTCGTGAATCATAATCATCCCCAAAGTTTCTTAGTTCATCCTCAACCGCATCCCAATCACCAGAACTTGCAGCGGCCCAAAATCTTGGTGTTGCTTCAGCTAAATTACCATACTGCCTATAAACAGAAAGCACAACAGTCTGCTGCTCTGGAGTTAGGTCTTCAAAAGAAGAAGATGTATCTTCTGAAGAATTCCAAATACTTCTAAGCTTGTTATATTCATACACATTTAGTTTATTTTGAATAAAGTTTTTTTCTTCATTGGTGATTCTCAAAGGATTATCAGCAAGAAAACTTATAGCCAGATCTCCTTGCTTGCCTAAATATGGGCGGAACCTTTCAATTAGATCCTCTGTAAGACCCATGTTTCTAAGAGACTGCTCATCGTGTTGGCCAAAATCAAGGCCATTAGCGATAGCCACTCCAGACTGCCCTTGGGCTTTGTTAGAATCTTCGTCACTCCGGACAACATATCCTTCTGTGCTAGAGCCTTCTACATTTGAAATAAATCGTGAGTATATGTCTCCTTCGCCAAGAAAAAGGTCGTCATAAACGGCACGATCTTGCTCCTTAAGATCTTCGGCATCGTTGAAATCAAAAAGACTCTGGTCATCCGGTGACATACCCGGGTAGGCTGCTTCGGTTCTACTTCTTCCGGGGGTTCTCTCTTGTGTCATATCCGGAGGAAGTAGACGAGATACGTCAATCGACAGGTCAGGGGGCATACCCGGGTAGGTTGCTTCGGTAATCTCAGGCTCGTTTTTAACGGCCTCCATAAGACTCAGGACATCTAGTTGATTTCTGGTTCTTGCTAGTTCCCTTTCTCGTGGAGACTGTCCCGGAGGAAGTAGAGGAGATACGTCAATCGACAGGTCAGGGGGCATACGACCGCCGGGAGTAATCTGGGAAGGCTTCTGTGGTCTACGGGCTTGAGGTTTATCGGGCGCACCGAAAGGATTTTCAATACCTCGGCCATCTGTTTTAGGGGTAATCATCATAAGATCACGGAGCATGTCACCGAATTTTGCAAGGTCTGTGGAGACGCCTGGGTCAGGACGGGGACGAACACGGTCATCACCACGAGCGTCAGTATTCTCTCCTACTCTACCACCCTCAGCAAAAGGTTCGGGGTTCTGGGACATATTACCAAATCGTTTAATAATCTCGGGAAGAGACAGATTAGACATTGAGTCACCAAATTCTGGGAAAGATTCTCGATAACTAAACATTGACTGTTCAGGGGCTATACCAAATCTGGCAAGGGCTTCCTGTGCGTCTGCTTCACCGATTGCAATTCTCTGAAGATCCGAGAGGTAATTCTGAAGATTAGCGGCTGTTCGTAAGGCTGCGGGTGAAGCTGGGGCTGAAGCGGCTGGGGCAGAAGGTGTCTGAGGATTTTTTCTAACGATCTCACGGGTTTGTCCCGGGCCGCCACTACGGGCTCCTGTCACACCTCTCTGGCGACCCATATTAGCATTTTGCTGCGCTGTATTTGGTTCTCCGAAGCCAAGACCCCTGAGCCCGTCAGCCACCGTATTGCTAACGCCATCAAAGATGCTGCGAAGGCCACCACCGATATCACTCCAACCGGAGTCGTTTGCCGCTGAGGTTGATCCAGTAGATTTTCTACTTCTATCAACTCTATCTTGATTCTGACCCGGTGCTGGCATTAGTAAATTCTCCTGTTAATCATCCTATAATACCTTTTAGTTTAAGATCCTGCAATAAAGTCCCCAGTGCGTTAGCTACAGCAGAGACCGATATTTGGCCAACACTGACATCATATGTTCTATTTACGGATACATTTGAAATAACATAAGGCTCCTGAGAAGCGGCATCGATATTACTTTGATTGTCACGGAGTTCCAGATTTCTGATAAGCTGGGACCACGCCATCTGCATCTCAGGGGTTTCGGTACGAGGTGCCCCCGGATATCGGATAAAGAACTTTCCTGAATTACCTACATTGATAACCATCAGCGTTTACCATCTGGGACCAGATCAAGCCTGAATGTCCCAAGTCTCCACGAGGTACCAATAGCACTTGAGGATATCTTGAGATTTGCCTGTCTGCCACGTAGTCGGATGTTCTGGAATCGGGTCGATGCACTGACAATAAAGGGACCTTTGCTTACCGTTGTAGCCGTGGGGTATTGTTTAGAGCCCAACAGGATGTTGATTTGTGGATCGTTATTAGTTCCTCCGGGGTCAGTGAGTTCAAAGTCCGGGATAAATTTATCTGCGAACAAGAGTTCGTCACCGTCCCCTAGATCAAAGTCACCGCTCTGGATAAAGGACTCGTAACCGATTAGCTGATTATCTCCGATGACACCGCTGTATGTGTCCTCGGGCTCGTTATTATATAGATAAGCATTGCCAGCCGAGACACCTGTGGTAATGATACTTTCAAAAATACCGCCCCCATAACCCCATGTTGTCCAGTAAGAATCACCAAAGACCCAGTAGTTGTCAACCGGATTGTATGAGATATATTTGTCACATTCCTCAGAGTCAGCAGAGGGATAGAGCCATGTAATTTCAGAAAATTCTGAGTTGATACCGCAGAATACCTTTTCTTTCTGGGCAAAGTTAAAGTCTGAGAAAACATATTTTCTGGCAGATGATGGAAGAACCTGTACCTGACCATTGAAAGTAAAGAAGTTATTTTCACCCATCCAGAACAGAATTCCGTTGAAGTCTTGTGCCGCATGGGGTGAGATAGAACCACAACTATCCCCAAGAATATCGACGGTAAAGATGTAGGGCTGTCCGACATAAGCCATGCCATACAAAGCAGAGTCCGTCAGAATAAGAACACCGCCTCTGGAATAGATACCTTGATTGATCTGTGTTCCTCTCTGGATTCTGACCTCACCGGCAGCGTTAGTAACTGTCGGTGTCCATACGTTGTAGTTCTCTTGATCAGACCAGCGGATCAGCAATGGATCAAAATTACCGGATATGTCATTACAGCCCAAGGCAATAACGTGTCTTGATTTTTCTGAGACAATCACATTGTTAACAGAGACAGGGGCAGATGAGACAAGCTGTGATCTGGTAGCAGTACCAGATGTTGCATCCCAGAGATATATCGAACCACCCCGGGGATTTGTCAGAAGGTCCTCGCCGAATGTGTCCATACTCCAGTTACGCATCTTAAAAATAATATTTGATGAAGAAGCAGGAGTACCGTATGTACCTGTGCCGTAGCCGCCAGCGCCCCAGCCAAGTCCGGGATTGTTATCCTGGGCTCCTGACTTTAACAGGTACTGTAGTGTCACAGTTCCTACATCGGCAGAAGTTGCGGCGGCCACGGTCGTATACGTGAAAGAGAAATGGTTAGTGTCGGTTGCCGTGGTAATGGTAAACGTGGAATTTAGGAAAACATTACCACCGACTGTAGCAGCCATCGAGACAAATACAACACGATCCCCAGCTACCCGGGTGTGTCCTGTCAGAGATACAAGAATAGCTGAAGAACCAACGGAGGTAGTAATCTGGTTTGATAAGGGTGTAGTCGAAGTAATAGGTGTGATGTCTGATACCTCACCACCGTCATAAATTTGTAGTGCACTGTTTGTACCCCATGCGATATAGTTTGTTTGATTTAGTCCTGACCATATCTCAATGTCACGAGGAGTTCCTGTTAGCTGTCCTAGTACTCTCTTGTTCCATCCTCGGATGTTTTCAGGATTGCTATTACGAAATCTGACACGGTTACCGTCATACCAACCGCCCTCGGCCTCGTACTGTGTATCATCACGAAGCAGAGTTGGGGTAAATTTGAATTTTGTTGTGGTTGTATCTGTTGACATGTGTGTGTGTGGATTATCTTGGAAAATTAAGAAAAAGCTGGGAGATAACACCCCCAAGAGCAGCAGAGAATCCGGAGAGCATCATCAATGTTTTCCAGCCACCTTGTGCTTCTGAAAGCGTAAGAAGAATTTTACGGGTATCATTACGGACGGCCCCTAGTTCCTTCTCAAGTAGAACAATACGAGCCTCCATATTACCTAGTTCCCTGTCTGTGAAATCAACCATTAGGGGTGAGCCAAGCTGCTAAGGTGTAGCGAGTACCAGAAGTAATTTTATTTACACTGTGCATAACAGACTCCCCTTTTATTGATGATAATGCTGAATGGGCCAGCGACTAAAATAATGTCGGGCATTGTCTTACACTGTTCGGATGATATAATTAAGGATAAATGTTGGCTGTACGTTGTTGTGCGGATCGTTATTGGCCCCTGTTAGTGCAGCCTGTATCGGACTTTGTGCAAGACCACTTCCTGATGTTCCGCTCTGACCTCCATGACTGTTCTCTTTCTGGTAGGTGGCTGCTGTTGGTAATTCCCCGGCTGTTAGTGTATGGGTCTCAGCGCCACCAGATGCACCAAGGACATCGCCATCAACACCACCAGATAGGCCTGTGAGACGATTAGCAGAAGTACCCCCCATGTCATCCTGACCGGCGACAAGACGACCCCTCAGGTCTGGGATATTGAATGTTGTTGATCCGTCACCCACACCATACGTGGTGCCGATAACAGCAAACAATACAGAGTATGAGGTTCTATTAATCGCCTGACCATAACAGAAGAGCCAACTTGTAGGGGTTGTGGTGCCCGCAAAAGGAATAACAGCACCTGTAGGCATCGCAACAGTAAAACTCAGGGATCCAGCCCCATCTGTTTGGAGAACATCCCCAGTTGCTCCATCAGTGGCTGGTAGATTATATACAATACTAGCTGATACAGAAGACGGAGCCTGTAGTCCGATATAGTTAGAACTATCAGCATCGAAGAAACGTGCATCAGACTGGGCCAGCATACTGATATTACTAGAGAACGTGGTCGCAACCATAGTGGATGAACTAGATACAACAATGCCACCTGTGATAGAAACAGTTCCTGAGACTGCCATGGGGACTTTGATGTCAATCTTGGAAGTTCCCACAGATACATTAATTACGTTTGATGTGGATCGGATACCGGGTACTTCGAGGTCACGTACGGACACACCATCACATATAATACTGATGGTCTGACCTTGGGGGATAAACTTGCCGGAGCCCGTGAGGGTCTTCATGTTAACGGTGAAAGAACCAGAGGTAGAATTACGAATGCCGTAGCCCTTGGAAAGTGCGGGGATAACGACATTGACGTTCCCTGTCAGAGCCCCTGAGATATCAAGGAAGGCACTCCGGGCCTGATCAGAAGCACCGTTTGCCTGAGTCAGAGTAACGTCAACGGATGAGACCGTGATCGTGGTGTAGGCTGCGATAGAATCATCGACAAGATCAATGACGTTACCGTTAAGTACAGTACCCCATGTGTTATCATTTTGACCGGGGATCTGCTTTTCTAGTCTGATTCTGGAGGTGTATGATGACATGGGGGTTAGTTACTTCCTGTTAAAGTGTTCGGGCCACCGGCTGGACTTGCGGGCATGGCCATACTGTCTCTGCGTGATCTACGAGCCTCGTTGTTGAGACCCTCAAGTTCTCTGCCGTAGAAACTTTCCCACATGCCAGCAGCAGTTGGATTTTTCATGAAGAGTGTTGCCTCAACCATGGAGCCGTAAAATAAAGCGTTTGAGCAGTACTGTGTGAAATAGTTTGTTTCCTGTGTTGACGAAGCTAAAGCAGTGGGCTCAACCACATATGAAATTTCAACGGGGTATGCTGATGCAGGAGCCGGGGCGATAAGGAGTTCGTTTCCGTAGTTTGCATAGTATCTGGGCTCTCCTACCGAAGTACGGTCTGGCCAGTAATCATTCAGATACTCCTTGGTCTTCATGACCAGATTAATCCGGGAGCCACTGCTAGTAATTGTCAGGTTTTTTACAACCAATGCATTCGGTGGCTTCTGGTAAATAGGAGTTGCTACGACAAAGTTTGTTGTGGCAAAACTTGTCAAACCTAGTAAGTCTACATCACGTGTCAGTCTATTCTCTGTGCGTGAGATAAAATTAGGGATTGCATCAACAAACTCAGAACCTGTGTTTTCAGCAGTTTCTTGAATCTGGGTTGCAAGGGATGAATAAGTTGTTACAGGCATACGATGATCCTACCATATATTATTAATATGAGCCAATTAGCTCTTGCAGCACTAGGCAGCTATAGATTCCCATGTCGTCGATACGTCAGAAGTCTGGGTCCATGTGGTTGTTATCTGGGGAACCGTGGTCCAGTTAGTGGATATGTCGGGTACAGGGAACCAGTAGAAGATCTTACCAACGTCAAATGTGCCTGTGACCCCGGTGACAGGGACATCTGTGTCAATGGCTAAACTAGGGGTGCCTAGTTCGAATGTGCCGGTGACCCCGGATACATCTATCGCACGGCTAATCGCAGGTGTGACAGTGCCAACTGAGAATGTTCCTGTGAGCCCGGTGACAGAGACATTTGTGTCAATGGCTAAACTGAGGGTGCCTAGTTCAAATGTGGCAGAGACACCTGATACATCGATTTTTATTTCTGCGCCAGCAACAACAGAACCTAGTTGAAAGGTTGCTGATACACCTGTGACCGGAACCGCTACATCAATCGTTCTGATTGATGATGAGAAAGGTATCTGGGAGAATGCTGCGGTGGAAAAGGTCATCTATGTAAATCCCGTGAGTCTATAGCCATTTACAGTACAACTGGTTTTTTATTACGTTCGTTCTTCTTAAGAGTACGGTATTCTGCTAGACGTGTAGATAGTTGTTCTTCGGTAAGGATTTCGGTAAGTATTAAGTTGTCAATCAGATCCTCCACGTCACGAGTCATAAGAGCATCAGTTGCAACCATGGCTTCCTCCCACTCTCGCATAGGGGCCGCTGCTTTTTCCGCAGCTTCAATTGCAGCATTCTTTGCTTCTAAAGCGTCGGCCTCCGCTTCTTCTTCAGGCGTGAAAGGAACAATCTGTCCTTGTCCTGTCATACTATATCGAGTCATTAGACAATCCCCCAAACTCGGAATGATCCATTGTTCATGGTGCCGGAGCTCAGTTGGAACTTGATGCCGTCAATTTCTGTGGCAACTAGGTTTCGCAATGCTCCAGTGCCATTTGCATGTGCCCTGTTTCCTGTTCCAGTAACATTAGATGCAAAAGACCAATGAATAAATGGGCCATCAATATTAGTGCCGTCTGACAATCCATGATACAGACAAGCTTTTAGATGGAACATCTCATTGTACTGAGCGGCGCCTTTGTAGATTTGATTGCTGACGTTGGGGATATCAATAGCTGTGGTGCCGTTAGAAAAGGAAGCGGTAAAACCTTGGGCCGTGTTGGCATAATGGTAGTCAACTGCGCCGGTTTCATAAACGCCGCTTTGGCTCATCGTACATATGATCCGACATGCGACCGAGAGGTACCCTGACAGTTCAATGTCGAAATAACTGTAGGTGCTCCAGTTCATGCCGTCAGCGTCTTCAAACGTGACTGTCGAGGGGGTCCCGGTAGACCAATCGTTATCGACTAGTAATACTCTTCCCGGTCCTGCCAGAGCTACACCACTTTTGAAAAAATTAGTCGAATATACACTGGTTGCTGAGACGGTCGTGGCTGAGATCGAGGGTGTATGGATCATCGTAGCCGCATGGATATTCGTAGCTGAGACAGTCGTGACTATGATACTAGTCGCATTAATATTCGTGGCTGAGATCGAGGGTGTATGGATCATCGTAGCCGCATGGATATTCGTAGCTGAGACAGTCGTGGCTAAGATACTAGTCGCATTAATATTCGTGGCTGAGATCGAGGGTGTATGGATCTGTGTAGCTGCATGGATATTCGTAGCTGAGACAGTTGTGGCTAAGATATTAGTAGCTGAGATCGAGGGTGTATAGATCTTCGTAGCTGCATGGATATTTGTAGCTGAGACAGTCGTGACTGAGATCGAGGGTGTATGGATCTTCGTAGCTGCATGGATATTCGTAGCTGAGACAGTCGTGGCTGAGATCGAGGGTGTATAGATCTTCGTAGCTGCATGGATATTCGTAGCTGAGACAGTCGTGGCTAAGATATTAGTAGCTGAGATCGAGGGTGTATGGATCTTTGTAGCTGCATGGATATCCGTCGCTGAGACAGTTCCCGCTGTGATGGCTGTTGCAGAGAGTGCGGGGGTGTGAATATTTGACGTGGCTGTGATCGTGGCAGCAATCAAGTTTGTCACGGAGAGTGACAGAGTATGGATTGACGTGGCTGTGACTGTGCCTGTTGTGATGTTTGTTGCAGACAATGCTGCGGTATGAATCTTTGTGGTCACCGTTACTGTGGCAGCGGTGATGTTTGTGGCCGATAGTGCAGGGGTGTGGATGTTTGACGTGGCCGTTATGGTAGCAGCAATGATATTTGTTGCGCTTAAAGCCGGAGTGTGGATATTCGAGGTGGCCGTTACCGTGGCACCTGTGAAGTTTGTTGCTGAGACAGTTCCAGCAATACCTAAGAGGTTACCCGAGGCATCTAGGTAGACAGATTTTCCGGCGGGGTATCCGCAGAAGACAACCTTGGTCCCGGCTGCAAGAGTGACCACAGATCCACTGTTGGACGATGCCAAGATCGTGTCTCGTGAAAGCAAGGTGCCTGATGCGGTATAGGTACCGAGGCCTACTTCCCAGTCTCCAGAGCCCGGGTCTGAGATTACATAGTATGTGGTATTAGTGTTACCAATTTCCGAAAATGTATCAAAGCCTGTATACGAACCACTGAGCGTAAGGGTGCCCGTTCCTGTAGTCGTCGTATCCTGCTGTACTCTGTCTTTGACAATGAGAGCCATACCTACGACTCCTTTTTTACACTAGACGTATAATAGCTGTGGCGGCTGCTGGGGCTGGGAATTGGATTGTAAACGTGCCATTTTCGACAGACTTGTTACCACCGAAATCAAGGACAGCAACCGCTGAGTTTGAATTAGACGAGTTATAGATCAGACCGCCTCTGGCAGTGAAAGTTGCAGTGGTCCATGCCGTATTGCTTACATCAACAATACCTACAGATCCATCTACTACAACTGTGACGATGGTCAGAATGTTTCCGCCTGCTGTGTATCCAACACCGCTGACCTCAGCCGAAGTACTGTAGATTGAGGTACCGGAGCTTAGGGATGCAGTGTCTGTGTATAAAGCGAGCTTGAAAGTATTAAGATCAAAATCTTGATCACCTAGTAAAACTTGTCTTTTAAAAGAGATGCTCATTCCCTGTGAAATAGCCATGGTTTAACCCTTACTCCTGATTAAAAAGGACACAATGCCACCCTACAATGTGCCGTTGATGTTGTTTAACAATACCATCATCCTAATATTCTATACAAACGTAGTCATTGAAGGATCCCATACAAGGGGGTTGACAGAAACAGGGGCCTCTGTTCGAGCATCCCTAAGAATACGGGTAGGGCCGATACGGGGTGCTTGGTTCTGGGGATGGTTCTTGAGATCAAAGGCACCATCGCTTTCCGAGAAATGGACAACCATACCTGTGCCCTGTTCCTTGACTCGTTGATCATAGGGGAATCTGAAACCAGATCTGTCACTGATGAACCATGGGGATTTTCTGACTGCCATGGTGGTTTAGACGACCCTGAGACGGGGGATGGCCCGGAAGGGGGCACGTTGTCTGTCTTCTTGCATGGCATTTCCGAGGGCTTCTTCATAGACCTCTTTTAGGAAACCAATCCTGTCCCCGGGTACACCGGGGCGCTTGATTGCCATGTAGTATGCCAAGGCGTAGATAAGACACGGGAGAAAACGGAAAGGTACATCAGCAGTGTCTACGGACTTGGTGAAGTCTTGGTATCTGCTGACGTTCCAGTATCTGAAAATGTCTGTGGAATTTTCAGGGACAGGCCAGAGATAGACCTCGATGTTGTCACGCTTCCTGTGGACAGCGTACTGGGTTGGGCGACCCGTGGTGCTCTTGTTTGGTAGCTCTTGGTAGTTGTCCATGGAAATTCTGGTTAGTTCGATGTCCGTGCCGGAGCGTCTGATTGAGGCTTCGGTGATGTCGATGATGTCCTGATCAAGATCGTAGCTGGTCTGGTCCTCGATGGTGGTCGTGGTTCCGAGCCCGGTCTTCCATAGGAGGATGCCACGGTTCTGCCAGTCTGTGAGAATAAGATTGAGACTACGCCGGGCTGATTTAGGCTCCTTGCCAAGGTCGGCCTCGCCACCAATCATATCTAGGGCCTCATCGATAATCTCATCGATGTCCATGTTGAATGTGGTAGTGCCTGATGTTGTCATGATAGGATTATGCCTTTCTAAATCTAGCTGTTTTTGCTGCTATACGTCTTGGTTGTCTGACCACTTGTTTTCCTGCTTTTGTTCCCTTTCGCTTTGCCCGAGTGGTTGCAGCATACTCAGAGGAACTAAGAGACTTAATAGCTTTCTCGGGGAGGTATCTTTCCCCGGTTGCGTTTGCACCTTGTGTCGAAGGCTTACCAGATTTTGTGCGCCAGTTCTGATTCGTCCAGTTCTTTAAACTTTTTTGAGATTTTTTAAGAGGCATTACTTGTAGCCCCCGCCTTCCTTTTTATATTGTCGGGCCAGCATCTGAGCTTTTCTTGCAGACCACTGTCCCGAACTTCCGCCCTTGTTACCGGCTTTTATTCTTTCAAAAATTTTCTTACGCATTCCCGGTTTTGTATAGTTGCCTGCCTCGTTCACTCGAGAGACAGAGCCACCTTTTTTATAAGAAGGCTTCTTCCTCTTACCAGAGACTAGCTGCTTTGATACATCGGATCTGGAAATTACTGACATGGTGGTGTTAGATAAACCTTTTACCTAGCATTGTTTCGTCATCCCGTGGTTCCTCAATGTGATCAGTGATTGGACCACCCTTCATCCAAGATTCGCACACGTTCTTTGCCGAACAAATAAAATGAAACTGTTGACAGTAGCCAACGCCCTCCTCTTCCTCCTCCTCTTCTTTTTCTTCTTCTTCTTCTTTGTGGATACAGTCAAGCATCGAAGCGGTCATATTAAAGTAGCCACAGTTCCCACACTGTTTAGAAGAGCTGCCTGTGGGTCCGTAGGAATGATCTTGAATAGCAACTTCTTTATTTGATTCGTTTAAAATCTG